TCCCGGCATAGGTAGATATTTTGAAGTATTCAATGAAAAACAAATGTGGAAAGATGCTAACGAAGATTATTTTTAAATGATACAATTAAGAGATTATCAAGAAGAAATAGTTAATGGCATTAGAAAATCTTTTGCCAATAAAAACAAACGTGTTATTCTTTGCGCTCCAACAGGAAGTGGTAAAACTGTGATGTTTACATACATGGTTAAATCTGCTATTGATAAAGGTGGCAGGGTACTTATATTTACTCACAGAACTGAACTTTTAAAGCAATCATCAAATACATTTGCCAACTTTGGATTGGTTCCAGAATTAATAAAAGCAAATTCAACACCAGACCTCACCAAAAGTTTGCATGTATCAATGGTTGAAACTTTTAACAGAAGATTGAACGATTACTTAATGTTTTTGAAATCACGCACTCTTATTATTATTGATGAAGCACATTTAGAACCATTTACAAAGCTATTGCCACATTTTTCATTGAACACCTATGTTATAGGAGCAACTGCAACACCTTTTAGAAAAGGAAAACAAAGCAGTTTAAGTGATTTTTATACCGATATGATACAATTAGTAGATACTCCAGATTTAATAAAAAAAGGATATTTAGTTGATTGTATCAGTTATGGTGTTAATATTAATATGCAAAAATTAAAGCGTATAGGCGATGATTATGATACAAAGCAATATTATACAGATAACAAAATATTCGAGGGTGTAGTAAGCAATTACAAGCGTTTAACATTAGGAAAGAAAGCTATATTGTTTGCAAGCAATGTAAAATCATCAATAGAAGTTTGCAATGAATTTAATATTAATGGCATTAAAGCAATGCACATTGATGGCGAAACACCAGAAAAAGAAAGAGAACAAATATTAAATTGGTTTGCCAACACACCAAATGCAATAGTTTGTAATTGCGGTATATTAACCGCAGGATTTGACCAAGCAGATATTGAAGTAATAATATTATACAGGGCTACAACATCACTTCCTTTGTTTTTGCAAATGTGTGGTCGTGGCTCCAGATTAAACCGAGGAAAAGATAAATTTATTATACTTGATTTTGGCAACAATATTAGCCGACACGGTTATTGGGAAGATGCAAGAATATGGAGTTTAGAAAAGGAAGTGCAAAAAACAAAAAAAGCAGAAGCTATGAAGTCCTGCAAGAATTGTGAAGCATTAATACCTATTCGTTCAAAAGAATGTAAATTTTGTGGCTATATTTACAAACCAAAATCTAAAATTGAAGGACAAATGGCCGAACTTGTTTTGATGCCAAAAAAAGAAATAAATGCTTATGCAATGAAACAAGATTTAATTACTCTTGTTGAAATGTGCAAGGAAAAATTGATTAAACCTGCATTTGTACTTCACACAATGACTGACAAACAAAAAGCACTTGATTTTGTTAAATTAATGGGTTATAAAAAAGGTTGGCTATTTTTTAATAAAGATAGATACAATGTGTTCCGAGGATAAATTACATCAAGATTGCTACGTTTGGTTTCACAACACCTACCCAAATTTAAGAGGGTTATTGTGCTACAACCTCAACAATTCAAAAAACCGAATTGATGGCGCAAGAAACAAAGCAAAGGGATTGGTGGCGGGCAGAAGTGATATGGTGCTTTACTATCAATCAAAAGCGTACATGATTGAGTTTAAAACACAGGATGGAACGCAAAGCATTGGGCAACGTGAATGGGAGTTGCTAATTTGCAATCAAGGTTTTGAATATCACATCATCCGTTCGCTTACCGAGTTTCAAACACTGATATTTGCAATTCTAAATTAATTTGTATCTTTGTGGGGTGAAAAACGTGAAAAATACACGAAAATACACTTAAAAATGGGTTTTACTAAAGGAAATAGCGGCAAACCGAAAGGAGCGCAAAACAAACTGACCAAATCGGTTAAGGAAGCGTTTGAGATTGCATTCAATGAACTGCAAGGCGATAAGAATGCGAACCTTGCAACTTGGGCAAAGGAAAACACAACCGAGTTTTACAAGTTAGCTGCGAAGTTAATACCGACATCGGTTAATGCTGATTTAACAACACAAGGTGAGAAGTTACGCTTGTGGAAAGTTGAATTTATAGAAAATGAAAATAAATAACTGCTATCGCCCCGCACTTTTAAGCCAACATAGATACTTGGTATTGAAAGGCGGGGCGGGCTGATTGGCTCTGGCAAATCAATCGCAGCTATTCAAAAGATAATACTGCGAACCACAACAGAGCGCAATCATCGTATATTGTGTATTCGTAAAGTAGCCACAACGATACGTAATTCAATATATCAGTTGTTGATTGATAAGTTACTTGAATACGATATTTATTCAGAGTTTGTCATCAACAAGTCCGAAATGCGCTTTACTCATACGCCAACAGGCAACGAGATACTTTGTGCAGGTATGGATGATGCCGAGAAAATCAAATCAATTGCAGGTATTACTTCGGTATGGTGTGAGGAAGCAACCGAGTTAGATGAATTGGACTTTAACCAATTAGAGTTAAGGGTAAGGGGCGAAACAAGTAACTACAAACAATTCATAATTACATTCAACCCAATATCGGAGCAACATTGGTTAAAGCGCAGGTTCTTTGATGCGCCCGATGATGATACCTATGTGTTGCATACCACGTACAAGGACAATGCGTTCCTTGATGCTGATTACATTAAGCACTTAACCGAGCGAGTAAAAGCCAACCCGAACTTGCACAAAGTTTATGTCCTTGGCGAATGGGGCAAAGTTGATTTCGGTGGCGAGTTTCTTAAAAGTTGGTCCACGGTTAAGCATACCGGGATTGTTACTTACGATCCATCATTAGCCGTTTGGCTGTCCTTTGATGAAAACGTTAACCCATACTTCCCTTGTGGTGTGTTCCAAGTGAGTGATGACAATGAAATACGAATGATTGATTGCATTGCGCTTAAAAACCCCGACAATACGGTCAAAGCAATGGGCAGGGCAATACTGCAACGGTTACGGCATTGGAAGCACAACGGCCATGTTTATGTTTGTGGCGATAGCACCTCACAAAAGGATGATGTTAAGCAGGAAAAGGGATTTGACCTATTCCGCTTGCTAATTAACGAACTTGATGAAGTGAAACCGATAAGGCGAGTAGCCAAGTCAAACCCGAATGTGCGCCCGAGTGCAGATTTTTTCAATGCGATACTTGCCTACAATGAGCAGGGCATATCGTTTACAGTTGATGAAACTTGCAGAGTAGCAATATTAGACTTTGAGAATACCAAAGAAGATAAGAATGGTAAAGTTGATAAGAAAACCGTAACCGACCCAGTGACCAAAGTAAGTTATCAACCGTATGGTCACATTGTTGACTTAACACGCTACTTAATAACATCCGTATTCCCAACACAATACACACGCTTTCAAACAGGCATCATCAAACCGCTTGTTGTTGTTGGTCGGGATGCGGAATGGAAATCGGCATCAAGATTTTAGTTCTTCACCAGTTAATGCGAAATAAAGGTTTTGGAGTTGGTGGATGTAAAGTATTTTATAAGGCAAAGTATAATTCTCATTTGAGCCAATATCACAATTCCCGTTTAATGATAGATAAATATTAGTAAAACTGTTCTTTAAAATAAACCATCCATTAAATTTAATAAACCCAAAGTTAATTAGGGCTTGTTCTGTGATGAGGGTGTTATTCATGATTTTGACAATACAAACTGTTTAAATTCCTCTTTTAGTTCGATTTCTTTTTGTTCATTCCAAACTTCAATAGGCAAATGGTATGGTTGTGAAGTCCAAGTGTCACCATTGTATTCAGTAATAAATGACACGTTAATAAAATGCCCATCCATTGCAGGGCTTGTGGTTGTTATGATTTTCATAGTTATTCGATTTGGTTACCACAAACATAATTAATTTTAGTTACATATTTGCCCAATATCGAAATTATTTTTATTATTTCGCATCATGGCACGATTTCTTAAAACCTCCGACTATCTTTCAATAATTCAAACGGTTGACCTCAATCAAATTACCGAGAACACACCGCAGAATTTGTACGATAGCGAGGTTAAGGCCATAAGTAGAATGAGGACAAAATTAGTCCAAAGGTACATGGTTGACATTGAACTTGGCACGATGGATGCCTATTCAAACAGCCGCCACTACCGTACACGTGACCGAGTGATAGCAGGCGAAGTGATTACACATGTTAAGGACTTCAACAGATGGGATAAGACAACCGAATACGCAAAGGATGATATTGTTACCGATAACAACGGCTTTGTTTACACGGCATTGGTAGCAAGCACAAACAAGGCATTGACCTTAACAGCATTCTGGACACCGATGATTGGATATGTAACAAGTAATGCTTTTTATTGGACAGTTGGCGATAATAGATACCCGATGTTTGTTGAGTTGGCAATGGATATGACCTTGTATAACTTGCATGCACGAATTAACCCGCGCAATATTCCCGATTTAAGAATAGAACGCAACAGAGAAGCATTGGACCAACTTGATAGATGGGCAAGTGGCACAGATACAGCAGAGGTGTTGAACATCAACACAGCAGATAGTGAGGGCTTTAGCATCCGTTACGGTAACAGTTTAGATAAACAAGATAATTTCTTTAAGTAATGGCTTGGTATAACGATATATTCAACTTTAGTAAACCTCAACCTCAAAAGGCCAACATCCGCAAAACGATTGACTTTGAGCAACAGTTGCAACGTGTTAGGCAAGATGCAACACGCTTTAATATAGCTTTGCAATCAGCAGAGTCACCGATGTACCCTAACAGATTTCTGTTGATGCAAACGTATCAACAAATCGTGTTAGATGGGCAGGTTCAAAGTGCCATGCTGCAACGTAAGTCAAAGATATTGTGCAAGAAGTTTATGGTTTATGGACCAGATGGCGAATGCGATGAAGCTAAAACTGCATTGTTTAACCAAAAGTGGTTTTATGACTTTCAAAATTTGGCTTTAGACAGTATCTTTTGGGGATTTTCCTGCGTACAATTTGGCGCAATCGTTAACGATAAGTATTCAAGTGTTGAATTGATACCGAGAATTTACGTAGTACCCGAATTTAGTTTGGTACGCACCAACACAGCAACCGTTACCGAGGGCAAGCACTTTGATGAAGCACCGTATAACAATTGGTGTATTGGAGTTGGTGAAAAAAGAGACCTTGGTTTAATGATGTACCTTGCACCATACGTTATTTGGAAGAAAAACGCAATGGCAGCATGGGCAGAGTTTGCAGAGGTATTCGGCTCACCAATTAGAGTTGGCAAAACCGATGTTCGTGATGAAATGACCCGCAAGAACATGGAAAACATGCTCAAAAACATGGGTGTAGCATCGTGGGCAGTGTTAGACTTAAACGATAACATTGAGTTGATGCAGGCAAGCAGGACAGATGCTTATGCTGTGTTTGACAAAATGGTTGAGCGTTGCAATAGTGAAATTAGCAAGATTATTTTAGGGCAAACAGGAACAACCGATGAAAAGGCGTACAGTGGCAGTGCAAACGTACATGAGAACGTGGCCGATATGATAGCCAAACAAGACACGTTAAAGATGCAGTTTGTGATTGAGAACCAACTTGTGCCGATGATGATCCGAAATGGGTTCGATTTATCCGGTTGCACATTCAAGTACGATGATAGCGAAAGTTTACCGTTAGCAGAGCAGGCCAAGATTGATGCTTCATTCATGCCGTATGTTAAGTTTGACCACGAATATTTGCAACACAAATACGGTATTGAGTTGCAGGATGAAATGGGCATGGATGAAGAAGAAGAACCGAATGGAAGTGAAGTTGAAACCGAAACGGACACCGAAACAGACACCGAAAGCCAACTTGAAAACATTGCCAAACGATTAAGAAGCATATACAGCTAATGTGCGGCTACTGCGACATATTGAATATAGATAAGGAAGTTGACCCACCAACACCGTTTGATGAAAACGATTTTAACCGTTTCACGAATGATGTTTGGATTGGCGCGGTTAATAATCAAGTGTTGCCAGAGGGGATATATCTTAAAACAGCGAAATACCTACGTGACGGCATTGATTTAGCACCTGTTGTTGATGAGGTATTAACTGCGGACTTAACGAATAACATTTACATATTTTCGGGAGCGAAAACATACCAACAGACACGGACAATGACTGCGATGTTAGCAGACCCCGAATTAAAATCGAACTTTTACAAGTTTAAGGAAGCCGTTAAGCCGATGTTTAAGCTATACAATGAAGATTACTTACAAGCCGAATACCAAACAGCCAAAGCATCAGCACGTATGGCTTCCGATTGGAAGCGAATTGAAGCCGATGCCGATGTATTGCCATTATTGCAGTATCAAACGGTTGGTGATGGCAGAGTAAGGCCAACGCATCAAGCACTTGACAACATTATAAGACCTATCAATGACCCCTTTTGGAAGCAATACTATCCACCAAACGGTTGGCGTTGTCGTTGTACCGTAATACAACTATCCGAGGGGGAATTGACAGATATGAGCAACTTTACACCGCCCGATGATGTACCGCCCTTGTTTCGTATGAATGCGGGCATTGATGGCTATGTGTTTAAAGAAAAGGGCAAGGGCAAGCACCCCTACTTTGACATTGCAAAGGGTGACAAAGAAATGGCAAAAAAGAATTGGAATTTACCGATACCACAAGCACCAAGACCTGCGCCTGTTATGCCGACACCCGAAGCACCAACACTTCCACCAGCACCGACACTTCCACCAGCACCGACACTTCCACCAGCACCAACACTTCCACCAGCACCAACAATATGAGCAAGTCAAATAAATTCAACCTAAAACAAGCGGAGCAGAAAGCACGTAAGGCAATGGAAGCGGCCATAGTTGATGTTGGTAACACGGCCAAGGTTTTCTTTGTGGCATCATTCCGCAAGCAGGGATGGGATGATAAGAGTGTGCAGAAGTGGAAGCCGAGGAAACGCACAACTTACAAAACGAAAAGCGGTAAAACGGTTGATGATACAACAAGGGCAACGTTAGTTAAGACAGGCGATTTAAGGCGTTCAATTATCCGTGACCCCGCAAACAGAGCAGCGTTGAGTATTAAGATACATAGTGATTTAATTTACTCAAGGGTTCACAATGATGGGTTAAGAGCAGGTCGCGGCAAAGGTTTTATTATGCCCAAACGCCAATTCATGGGTGATAGTTACAACTTGAATGAGCAGGTAAAGAAAGTTATAGTTAAACGATTAGATAAGATATTTACATAATGCAATTAGCAATTTATAACGCATTAAAGGCACGAATTGAAACACTTGCAGCATTGAAGTATGTTGCCTTGTGGAATAATCAATTTGAGCGCGAGGATGTGAACGTACCATTTAATTATCCGTGTTGCTTTATTGAGTTTGCCAATGCCGACTATATCGAAAACTTACAAGGTCAGCAACAAGGCACGTTAAGTATTGCATTGCATTTAGGTTTTGAAAGCTACAAGACCGAGGACACGGCAGTATTGCAATTAAAACAAGACTTAAATGCTTTGATACATGGTTGGTCAACACCGTATAATAGCAGGTTCTTGCGCAGAAGTGAGATACAATCGGTTGACCATACCAACGTGCAAGAATTTATCATTACTTACACAATGCAGGGCTTTGACTATTCGGCATCAAGTTTACCAACAACCGAAGCATTGGTTACAACGTTAATCACTAACAACGCACCGCAATTAGAGGATGATACTATCCGAAGCGGAGCGATACCCGAAGCGGTGGCATTGGCAAGTCAATTAGGTTATCAATTAACAACAGAAACAGGTTATACACTAATAATACAACAATAAAATGGCAGAGCAAAAAATTTCCGAGTTACCAGCAGCAACGGCACTCGATGGAACTGAAGAAGTACCGGTAAACCAAAACGGCATTACATCAATAACCGATGTAGATGCTATTGTTACTTATACACTTACAAATGGTGTTAGTGGAACGTTTACCACCGTTGATAACAAGACAGTAACGGTTACCAATGGCTTAATAACAGCAATAGTATAATGGCCCGCACAGTACAACAAATCAAACAACAGATGTTGGATGCGAAAAACGCAGACCCAACATTGTCGACTTTGACCTCAACAAGTCAAACGGCAAAGTGGAACTTATACTACTTCATTGTGGCATCATGTATTGCAGTGTTTGAGCAGTTGCAGGACTTGTTCAAGGTTGATTTAGAAGCCATCGCAAGCACCGCAGCACCAAGCACACCACAATGGACACGTAACAAGGTGTTGAAGTTTCAAACAGGCGATGTTGCCGAGTTAAATACAACTACATTCGTTATTGAATATCCAACGGTGAACGTGGCCAATCAAATCTTAACACGATGCGCAGTGGTAACAGCACCAAATAGAACGGTATTGATTAAGGTTGCAAAGAATGACCCGCCCGAACCTGTATCAGTTGGTGAGTTAGCCGAATTGCAAACGTATGTTGAAACATTCAACCCCGCAGGCATAGCGTTTACTTTGATTAATGAAGATAGCGATAAAATGGAAGTGGCAGCAACGATATACTTTAACGGTCAGTATTCATCAGTAATAGATGCCAACGTTAAAGCAGCATTGAACGCATACATGGCCAACTTGCCGTTCAATGGCCGTATAACTACGCAGGCCGTTGTCGATGCGATACAAGGTGCAGAGGGCGTTATTACAGCATCATTGACACGTATATTAGTAAGGCGTGACACCGTTGCTTATGGTGCAGGTGTAACATTGTTTAATTTATCAACAGGTGTGGATAGTGTTACTTATGATACCTATTCGGGTTACGTTGTTGAGGAAACCACTACCAACCACACCTTTGATGATACATTAACTTACATTGTGCAATGAGTAGCATAATCAATACAGACTCGTTTGCGGTAAACTTCCTGCCACCAAAGAAGCGGTTGCCGATATACAAGGCATGGGTTAAGACACTTGTGAAACCGTTACAAGTGCTATACAACACAATGTTTGGCACGTTTAAAGATGGCAACACAGCACCGTTATGGGTAACAGCCACAGCGTATGCAGTTGGTGACCAAGTGCAATATGAGGATAAATCAGTGTATGAATGTTGGGTAATCAACACAGGCATGTTACCAACTAATACAGATTATTGGTTTAAGATACAAGATAAATTCGTAGGCATTGAGCCAAGATGCAAGTATAACGCACAGCACTTGTTGTTTGAATGGGCGTTAAACGAATGGTTTGGTACTACGTTTGTGAATGTGCCGGGAGCGAGTGACATTTATATTGATATAACAGGAGCCAACACAGGTGCTTTTTTAGTTGGCTACACACCAACAGAAAGCAGTTATGTTGTTTTTGATGAACCCGAAGCGAGCGGTTACATTCAAGCCGAAAACCTTACAACGGTTGCAATATCATTCACAATACATGTACCGCTTGCCGTTGCTAATGCACTAACAAATGAAACCCCAAACACAGTGCCAAATATAACCGCAAACAGAGAGAATATTATTAGGCAGATAGCCGATTTGTACACATACGCAGGAATTAATTATAACGTAATAACATACTAATGAAAAAAATAAAAACAACAGACATCATTGCAGGAAGCGCAATGCCTTTGAAATCGGGTAGTTTAGACCACTTACAATCAGCGTATCAAGAGCCGTTAATAGATATAATTCAAACCTTTGAAGCAAAGAACGATACAGAGGCATTTCCTAATTATAGCACACCTATTATTATGTATGGTTGCCGTTGGACAGGAACAGGTGTATCACAAGGAGTTGTGGTTTATGGTACTGAAATATACAGATGCCAAGCGGTTAATATTACTCTTGGCGTTGGTCAAGTTGTTATTGGTACAATTACAACTACATACTTAACGGCAACCAATGCCGACCCTGTTATATTCAGCGATAGTACAAGTAATAACTTGCACGAGATTAGACAAATCGTTTGGAGCGCAGGAACAACAGGAAGCGGTGATTTTGACCTTGATGATTGCCTTATGTGGGGCAGATGGCAAGATGTAACGTATAGTGCAAGTTATTTAACTGCTGCAACAGGTAATTGGACATTGCCAGGTGGGGCATCAGATTGGCAAGTTAGATGGAAGCAAGTAGGTAGAACAGTTATTATTGATTTTTATGTGTTTAATTCTACTTTATCGGCATCGCCTGCCAATATTAAATTAACACTGCCTTTCAATGCTAATTTTTTAAAAGACCATCATGCAATTTGTTATTATCAAAATCCTGCTGCAACACCAACAGCAGGCGCATGCAGAGTGATAGCGTTAGCTGGAACAACTAATTTGCAATTTATACCCGCAACAACTACATGGGTTGCAGATACAGGAACGGTTGATGTTTACGGGCAGATTACAGTTGAATTAGATAAATTCTAAAACCTATGCTTCCCATAATGCTCCGAGATTATCTCTTTGAGCAGATATGACTCTTTGGTTCCTGTACGTTCCACCTCATCAAAGAATTTCTTTTTTAATTCGCCTGTTAAGTGAGCGGTAACGCGTGCTTTAGCAGCTTGTTTCTTTGTGTTTATATCGCTTTTTGGATTAGCCATTGTTAGATATTAGTTACTAAACATGCCAAAATTAGTAACTTATTTGGATTAAACCCTAAATATGTTACCACTTTTGCAATATGAAAATCACAAACATATCTAACGACACGGCAACGATGCTTATATATAAGCATATTGGTGATATTGACGATATGGGCATGGGCATCAACGGTGCTTGGATAGCAGAGGATATTCAATACTTAAATGATAACTATGCAGAGCAAGTAAAGTGCATCAATGTACGCATCAATTCAATTGGTGGCAGTGTTGCCGATGGACTTTCTATTGTGAGCGCAATACTAAACTCAAAGATACCTGTAAACACATACATTGATGGCATGGCTTATTCAATGGCGGGTGTGATTGCGATATGTGGCCAAAAGAAATACATGGCCGATTACGGTACTTTTATGATGCACAACGCTAACGGTGGCAGTGATGAAGAAGTGTTGAGTTTAATCACCAACAGTTTAGCAAAGATATTCGAGCGCAATACCTACCTCACACTTGACAAGTGCAAAGATTTGATGGCCAAAGAAACATGGATGACTGCCGAGGAGTGTATGAGTTTAGGCATTGTTGATGAAATTATACAAACAAAGAAAATGAAGCCAGCGATGAACGCAACCGTGCGAGAATTGCATGCTATCTACAATAAAGTAATAATCAAAACAGAAACCAAAATGAATAAATTAACTGATTTATTAAAGCTAACCAATGAAGCATCAGAAGAAGCTATCATTGAAGCAGTATCGGCCAAAGATGCAAAGATTGCTGAATTAGAAGCAAGTATTGAAGCGCAAACAGCAGAGTTGAACGCATTAAAAGAAGCCGCCACCGAAGCCGAAAACGCTATCAAAGCGGAACTAATTGAGAACGCTGTAAAAGAGGGCAAGATTGATGCTGCAACAAAAGAAATTTACTTGACAAGCAACAAGTCAAATGCAGAGTTGAAAGACCTTATCGGTAAATTGAAACCTGCATACACTCCGATATTCGACAATGCAAAGAAACCCGAAGCAGTTGTTGGTCGTGAAAATTGGACTTTCAATGATTGGTCAAAGAATGACCCGAAAGGACTATTAGAGATGAAAGAAAACGATGCAGTTGCTTTCAGTGCTTTAATCAGCAAGTTACCAAGCAACTTATCACCGAATTACAACCCGGCAACCGATAAACAATTCTAATCATGGAAGCAATTTGGAACGCAAACCCGAACATCAACACGCTATTCTGCTTTGAAGATGGCAACTGCTTTGTAAAGTTAAGTGATGCAGCAAGTCACGCAAAGACAACAGGCGCAACTTACAAGCAAGTGAGCAGACCGACAGAGGAGCAAGCAACAGAAGAAACTAAACCAACTAAAAAATCAAATAAATAACAATGGCAACTATTAACAACCCATTTGGCGCAGCAGGCACGTTAACGATTGCTGCAACAGGCACAACAGCCGCAACCATCAGCAACAACGAAACCGTTGTATCTACGTTAACAACACTTACAGGCAACGCCACACTTGACTTAACTTTATCAAGCGAGTTGAAAGCAGGCGCACAATTGCACATTAAAGTAAAAACCACCGCAACTGAAACATTTACCTTTGGTACAGGCATTGATGCGCCCGTTGTTACAGGTGTAGCAGGTAAAACATGGTGTCAATCTTTTTGGTTTGACGGAACTATTTTCTTGCCTTGTGGAGCAAAAATTCAAATTGATTAATAACTAAAAAACAACTAAAATAAAATGGCACTAATAAAAGAAATTTGGGTACAAGATGTTCAAGAAGCATTGAACAGAAATGCGGACTTTTTACCGTATTCAGTTGACCACTCTGCGTATATCGCATTCGGAATTGTACACGTTCCTCAATCGGGAGCGAACCCTACAATTGTTAAGAACCCTGCAACATTCCCGCTAAACATCAGCGAGCGTACAGATACCGACCGTACTTATTCACTTAATCAATTCGCTTTAGAGCCAACATTGATTACTAACTTGGATGAGTTACAAATCAGCTACGATAAGCGTCAAAGTGTACTTGGTCAACAAATCAGCTCATTAACGCAAAGAATTGGTGATGAGGTTGCTATCAGTTGGTCAGCCACAGGTGCTTCAAACATCGTAAGCACAACAGGTTCTGCTGCTGCAACTGCTTTAGCACCGGGAGCGACAGGAACACGTAAACAGGTAGCACTTGCCGACATCGCGGCATTGGCTTCTAAACTTGATAAGGACAATGTACCACGCGGTAACAGAAAGTTGTTAATGTCAACTGATATGTTTTGGGAGTTGTTCCAAATCAGTGATGTTATCCGTGCTTCTTACAATGGCTTCCAAAATCAAGGCAATGTATTGCAAACAGGAACCATTGCTCAATTGTATGGCTTTGATATTATGATGCGCCCTGTTGTGTCTGTTTACGCAAACAGCACAACCGTTCCAAAGGCATTCGGTGCTGCAACTGCAACAACTGATAACTTGGCTTGTATCGCATTCCATTCAACATCAGTTGCTCGCGCGCTTGGAAGCATGAACCCTCTTTATGATAGTGGCTCAAACGGTAACGGTAAGCCAGAGTATTTGGGTTCAATATTCAACATGGAAGTAATGTTAGGTTCTGCTATCTTGAGAGCCGATATGAAAGGTGTTGCCGCTCTTGTTCAAACTTGGGTATCTTAATAAAATCAATCGTTTAACTAAAAAGCCCTGCTCAACAAATGGGTGGGGCTTTTTTAATACCAAATAATAATGGCATTACCAAATATAAATTTTGTAAAATCAACAAGCGGTTTAGGCCGAGCGTTACCCGGCACTGATTACGTGAGCGGGATGCTTCATTACTACGCTTCTGGTGCAACACTACCAACAGGGTTCACAGCAAATGACAGAGTAAAGAAGATTTTTTCCGTAGCCGATGCCGAGAATTTAGGCATCACAGGTGACCATTTGGGCGAAACCAAAGCCGTTGCAAAGGCGGTTATTGGTGGAACACCCGCAGCAGGCAATACCGTTGCAATTACTTACACAGGCATTTTAGGAATTGAAACTGTATTAGCAACTTATACATTAACAAGTGCCGATGCAGTAAGTGCGACAACAGCAGCAACAGCATTAAGGGCGGCAATCAACGCGGGAACACAAACACATGGCTTCATTGCATCGGGTTCAACTACCGATTTATTAATTGCAACCAAAGCAGGTGAGGGTATATTCCCGAATAGTGGCACTCCATACGCATCAACTGTAACAGGCGGTGGTGTTACAACTACATGGACACAACCAACAGGTAGCGGTTCAACCGTATTAGGGATTGCATCATGGATTGACACGCTTTACTACCACATTAGCGAGTATTTTCGTATTCAGCCCAAAGGTGAGTTGTACGTTGGTTTATACGTTGAAGAAGCTACATATACCTTTGCTGCAATAACATCAATGCAGAATTACGCAAGTGGTGCTATTAAGCAGATTTCAGTGTTTGAGAAAAACGTTGCATTTAGCACCGCTCAATTATCGGCATTACAAGCAATAGCCAACGCTAACGAAGCCGTTTATAAGCCGTTGCAAATCATGTTGAATGCTGAAATCAGCGCAACTGCAAGCGTGGCAACATTGGTTGACCTATCTACCTCAACAGCTCCGAATGTATCGGTATGTATTGCACAGGATGGCGCAAACAACGGATATTACATTTACAAAGCAACTGGCAAATCAGTTGGTGCTATCGGTGCAATGTTAGGTGCTGTTTCATTAGCAGTTGTTAGCGAGTCAATTGCATGGGTGAGCAAGTTTAACATGGCATTAGGTGCAGAGTTAGACACGATTGCATTCAGCAACGGTGAAGTTTACACAGCCCTTGCAGATAGTCAATTTGAAAGTTTGAACAACTACTCTTATGTGTTCCTGCGCAAGCTAACAGGCATCACGGGTAGTTATTGGAGCGATAGTAAGACAACTGTATCACCAACAAGTGACTATGCAACAATTGAAAATAACCGTGTTTACCAAAAGATTACACGTGTGGTTCGTGCCAATATGTTACCTGCTTTAAGTTCACCATTGAAAGTGAATGCAGATGGCACGTTGACTGCGGCCACAATAGGTTACTTTGAAACATTGGCGAATAACCCATTGGTACAGATGGAAGCCGATGGCGAGTTATCAGCGCATAAAGTTATCATCAATCCTGCGCAGGATGTACTTGCAACAAGCACATTGGAGTTAACATTGCAGAATGTACCATTGGGCGTTGCAAGAATTATTAAAATTAATGTTGGATTTGTAAAATCAGTATAAAAACATGGCACAAAATGGACTTCCGTTAATTAACGGCAAAGCGTATGAGTTTGCAGACATTACTTGCATCATACTTGGAACACCAATCATAGGCGTTACCGCAATCGAATACGGTGAAGAAGATGCGACCGAGAATATCTATGCAACAGGGCGTTATCCTGTATCGCGTGGTTACGGTCAAATTACACCGAGCGCAAAGGTTACAATATTGATGAATGAGGTAATGAACATTGTATCAGCCGCACCAAATGGCCGCATACAAGACATTCCCGAATTTGACATCATTGTTACCTTTACAGATGTTAACTTGTTGCCAGTGGTTCATAAAATCCGCAACTGCAGATTTATGAAGAACATGATTGCTTCGGCAACAGGTGACACTTCAATACCAATGGAATTAGATTTAATTGTTTCACATATCGAATTTGTTTAGTAAATTTGCCGAAACCAAATCAATAAACAAATGAATAACATTGAAGAATTAAAATCAAAGTTCCCGGGTGTTGAAATCTACACCTTAACCGTAAACAACAGGCAAGGCGCACCCATCACGGTTCACTTACGTGAAATGGACAGAATTGCTTACAAAACCGTAAGCGGTTTAATTGCAAAAGATGAATTGATGGGCGTGGAGTCGTTTTTAAGAACACTTTGCGTTGAGGGCGATGTAAACGCTATCATCAATGACTTTAAAGCGTTACGCAGCGCAGCAATGACTATCTTACCCATGTTGACATCGGAAGCAGGTGAATTAAAAAAAAATTAGACACCGCAAAAAAGTTATTGGAAACGGATGAGTTTGCGCGTCAAAATGCACTCATCCGTTTTTATTTAAAAGTCGACCCCGACACGTTAACGGATGATGAATGGGCAATGCGGTTTGAGGAAATTATGTTTGTATTAAAGTTTAATGGTACAATTCAAGAAAAGAAATGAGCAACAATAGTGTTGAATACATATTAAGTTTAAAGGATAAGTTTAGCAGCGGTATTAAGTCGGCAACTACTAACACTGAAAAGTTAAACAAATCGGTTAATGTAGCACAGAAATCATTAAGCAATTTAGGTGGTGCTTTAGGCATTGGTTTAGGTGCTGCTGGTGTTGTATCATTTGGCAAAGCAGTTGTTGATAGTTTAGTAAATTACGAATACTTTAGTACCTCGTTAAGAACATTGATGAAAGGCAATGCGCAAGCGGCAAAGGCCTTGGAAAATCAATTGGTAGAAACAGCCAAAACAACACCGTTTAGTTTAGTTGAGGTACAAGATGCCACAAAGCAATTGTTGGCTTATGGATTTAGCGCGGGAAGTGTTGTTAAGAACATACGCATGCTGGGTGATGTGGCAAGTGCGTTAAAGATACCATTTGGCGATATTGCATACTTGTATGGAACGCTTAAAACACAAGGGCGAGCGTTCTCAAAAGATATTTACCAATTTACAGGGCGTGGTATTCCTATCGTTAAAGAATTAGCTAAACAATTCAATGTTACCGATGGCGAGGTGATGAAACTTGTTGAAGATGGCAAGGTTGGATTTAAGGAAGTTGAGAAAGCGTTTCAATCAATGACCACAGAGGGCGGCATGTTCTTTAACATGATGGCAGAGCAAAGCAAAACAACAGGCGGTCAAATATCAATGCTTGGTGATAGTTGGGAGCAGTTAAAAGTAAACATTGGTAAAAGCCAAACGGGGATAATTGCGGGAACGGTATCGTTTGCAAACCGATTAGTTGGTTACCTTGCCAATAGTTTTAAGGTAGGTAATTCAATGGTTGAGAATTTTACAAAATACAATGCTCAACAATTTACATGGTACGAGTCATTTTTTGAGTCAAAATCTTATTCATTAGTAAAAAGTTTTCAAAAGTTTACCGATGCTATGTTTAGCGAAAAACCCGCGCAAACATATACACAAGCAGCAGAGCAATTGCGCCAATTGATTAAAATGTCGGAAGCAAACAAAGGTATGCTTTCGAGTGGTGCAATAGATTTAACTGATTATATTAGAAATCAAGCAGTGATTAAAGGCGGTTTTGAAGCCGTTAAAAATCAAATGCAATTACTTAAAACACCTGTCACAACAACACAAACGGCAGCCAAAGGAATGGGTGCTGCAACAACTGAAACAGCCAAAGCCAAAGGCGGTACTTCGACATCCGTTGTTGAAAGTAGGGGAGTGCAAAACTTCAACATATCAATCAAAGAGTTTGGCAATATAGTGTTGAACACTACCAACATCAAAGAGGGTGCAACACAAATAAAAGAAACAATCACACAAGCGTTAATCGAAGCGGTTAATGACTTCCAACTTATGGCAACTAAATGAGTTTAAAGTTTTACATACCATCACCCGCAGCAAAGACAAACTTTCGTACCTTATCAAAGGGCTTCGGGCTTCCTTTAGTACAACGTGCGATAGTGGCTGCAAACAACTTCAATATCAAAACAGACCCACCAGATGCAACAAGTTTATTGGGAACACCTGTTTACGATACGCTATTCATTGAACGACCTAATTATACTACGTTTGAATTTAATGATTTTACAAACAAATATGTTCAAACACCAAGCGGACTTGACTACAATAAACCCGCAGGGCAGGCAATAACCAATGACACGCCAGATAGCACTATTGGCCTATTCCTTAACGGTGTTATCATTGATGCAACTATTGTAAAGAATATCATTAAAACAGAATTAATCGACCATGTTGGAACAGTTAAAGAGTATATCGGACAAGGTGATATTGACTTAACTATACGTGGCTACGTGGCTACACAAAACCCCGATGAATACCCCGATGTTGAAGCGAGGTTGATTAAGGCATACGCATCTGCTCCTGTGGCATTGAATGTAACATCAAGATTTTTGAATGAGATATTAGGGGTAAACAAAATAGTTGTTGATAGCTTGAACATGCAACAGCAACAAGGGATGCGTAATGTGCAATACTTTCAACTTAACTGTTCAAGTACAGTTGATTACACCATAGCAGAAAAAAAGAATGTTTAGGATAGTTTGCCGTATAATATTAGAACAGCAGGGCAATGACCGAAATCAAACGTTTATCTTTGATAAGGTCAACAAGGTAACGGTAACACGCTCATTTGATAAGCAAACGCAAACGGCATCAATCACTTTACCGCGTAATGTGATATACAACAGCAAGAACATATACGAGGGTGCAAATGCATTGATGCGCAGGGGTGATAAGGTTACAATCATTGGGGCATATTACCCAAATGAAACCGTTATATTCACAGGGTACATTGCAAAGATTAACAACAATGTACCTATCGAATTATTATGCGAGGATGAAATGTTTTTATTAAAGCAGGCCATAGCACCGAACTTAACTTTTAAGTCAGTTAATTTGCGCACGTTTTTAGAGAAGATGCTTGAAAACACATCAACACCATTCAAGGCCATCAATGCTGAATTAGGACAGATAAGGTTACAAGGTGCAAGCATAGGTAAGGTGTTGCAAGTGTTACGTGACCAATACGGTTTATATTCATTTTTTGTTGATGGCGTGTTAAAGGTAGGGTTGCCATTCTATAAAGATACAGCGCAATCGGCAGTGTTTCTATTTGAGAAAATGATATACGATGGTATGGAGTTGACATACTTAAAAAAGGATGATGTTAAGGTCCAAGTCAAAGGTATATTGATTAAAAACAATGACCGAGAGGAGTTTACTTATGGTGACCCCACAGGTGATATTCGCACGGTGTTTCAATATGGTGGAACGAAAGCCGATTTGGATGTTAAGTGCAATTCGTTTTTAGAGCAGGCGAATTACACAGGTTATTATGGCAGTTTCAAAACATTTTTAGAGCCGAAAATGATACCCGGTGATTATGCAGTTGTTGATAGTTGGAAGTACCCAGAGAGAAAAGGAACGTACCTTATCAAGTCAGTAACAACAGAGGTAAGTGTTGATGCAGGTGGCAAGCAGACAATTGAATTAGAACGTAGAATATTATGAGCAAGGAAGTAACAGACATAAGGCAAGCAATACAAGCGTTAAGCGGTATCACTGATTTAACTTATGAGGGTGTAGCGTGCAAGGTGAGCGACATTGATTTGGCTACGTTCACCTGCACATGCACCCCAATAAACGGTGATGCAGAGTTCTTTGATGTGCTACTCAATGCCGATGCCGACAAAGGATTTACATTGATACCCAAAGATAATAGCGTTGTAATCGTGCAACAAACATCACAGGCAACGGCCTATGTTTCAATGGTGAGCAAGGTTGACCAAATATACTTGGCAGGCGATGCGAATGGTGGGTTGGTTAAGGTGCAGGTGTTGAATGCAGCATTAAATAACTTACAAACAGAGATTAATACGTTGAAAATAGCAATAACGGCACTTATGGCAGGTTATGCTCCTATTGATGGCGGTGCTGCGCTTGGGGTGTTTACATCACTTGTATTGCCACAGATAAATATTACACAAATAGAAAACACAAAAGTTAAACATGGCAACGGCTAATTAATTATATTTGCGATATGGAAAAACAACTATTAGAAAACAGATTTGCCAAAGTAAACAATGATGAACTTGGCTTTGTGTATCAATATGCCGATACTGATTATGTCTTTAAACATGGCAACTTTATACTTTCGCCAAAGTTTGAATATTGTGTTGAAAGTGATAATAAAATAATACCAATATCCGAACCTTTTACAGATTTTGAAGATATTAAGATGTTGTTTTATTTGTTGACCAAAAGAGAAGATATTGAAGAACTATACTCATTAATTGACAAACATGGCAACGGCTAAAGATTTCTTGCAAAACAACGATAACGATTTGCTAATTGAAAACAATGATTTTGTTATCGGCAACAGTGATGAAGATCACATTGTTGACATTATCAATTCAGCGCAGGGCGATTGGAAAGAATACGTGCTTTGTGGTGTGAATATTGATAATTACCTCAACAGCAGTGGTGCGCAGTTGCAATTGAAGAAACAGATACTATCACAACTTGCGCAGGATGGTTATTCATCAATAACGGTTAACTTCAGCGATAACAATTCAACTAACTTCGAGGTCGATGCAATACGTAGTTAAACAAGGTCAAGTGATATACGATGTTGCCGTACAACTTTACGGTGATGCTCAATACTCGGTTAAGCTATGTACGGATAACAACATAAGCATAACAGATGCAATTGAGGGCCTTACATTGACTTATGATGAATTTATTAAGAAGAACATCATAGCCGCAGCGATAAAGCAACAGAACACACCACAGCAACCCGATAACAGCTATTACATTAAGCAAACACAATCTGTTTATGATTTAGCGTTGCAGTTTGGTTACGGCATTGATGAAGTTGCCAATTTTTGTCAACTCACAGGGTTAAATATTACTTCGGATAGCGTGGGCGGACAAATAATTCAAGTTACTAAATTGCCTAATAATTTACCTCTTAATAGTATATTTGCCACACAGTTTTTTGAGGAGCAAGTGGTGGGGTATATACTTATGGAAGATGGTTTTTACTTGTTGCAGGAAAACGATAATAAATTACTACTATAATGGCTGATAAGAAAATAAGTGGCTTAACATCCGCAGGTGCGTTAGCAGGCACGGAGCCAGTGCCAATTGTGCAAGGTGGTGTAACGGTTAAAACAACCGTTCAAGATATTGCAGACCTTGCAAGCGGTGGCGTTGCATCAGTTAGCGCAGGAACAAACATATCGGTAACAGGTACATCAACTAACCCTATCATTAATTCATTATCGGATAGGTATAAGACATCATCGTTAACAAGTAACACAATAGGCAATGGCTCAAAGTCATTTACAGTGGATTTGAATTTAAGCTACATTCCATTGCAAGAAGTGTTAGTGGTTTATAACGTATCAAATCATATGCACGGAAGTGTAACAAGTTATAATCCTGCAACGGGTGCTTTGGTAGTTGACATTAAACATAATACAGGAAGCGGCACTTATAATCTATGGAGTATTAACCTTGATGGAACACCTGTTGATGCTATTACAGGTAGTGGAACTGCTAACAGATTGGCATACTTTACGGCAGCACAAGTGATTGATGATGCAGCAGCAATAACAGCATCAAGGGCATTGATTAGCGATATCAACGGAATACCAACACATTCAGCAACAACATCAACTGAATTGGGTTATGTTAGTGGCGTTACAAGCAGTATTCAAACGCAGATAAATACATTGTCAAGAATTGCAACAACTGGCAATGGCACTGCGGTTACTGGAACAACTAACAATACACTATGTAAAACATTGACGTTATCAGCAAATGCAAGAGGGGCAAATGATGCTCCAATTGTATTTTTTCAAACTACAAAAACAGGTGCAGCAGGTGGTGCAACTGTTAGACTTTATTGGAATACAACTGCATCATTAACAGGAGCTATATTGCTTGCAAGCACAGCATCAAACAATACTGCAACGCAATTTACAATTAGGCATTTAGGAATTGAAGTTGCTAATGGTACGGGCAATGGAACACAAGTATTTAACGCAACAACTGCGGCAAATAATCCTTATGGTGCAGTTGCAGCAGCCTTAACAACTGCTGCAATTGATTGGACTGTTTCGGGATTTTTAATTGTAGCCATACAAAACACTTCAACTGCTGACAGTTCAAATTGCAATATAATTTCTTTAACATGATAATATACGATTTAAAAGTAACAAGCAACTACTTTGAGCAAGTTGATGATGTTGGATGCCATATCGAACTTGAACATTCAATTAGATATGTTTACCTTGCCGATACCGAATATAAAACAATGGAAGAACTTAAAAAAGCAGTTGAAATTTTATGAACCAAGATATAGCGCAAGCGCATAGCACAGTTACCGACTTGTTTGGCGGTACTATTATGGGTGCTATACTGCAAGTAATTATAGGAACAACTACTTTATTTGTTGAACTTTATACATCGGGAGTTGATATGGATGAATTTACCAAATGGGCAATTAAAATCGGTTCGTTAATCGTAGTTATTCTCGGTATTGTTAACGGTTGGCTTGCGTACAAGAAGAACAAGATTGAGTTACAAAGATTGCAGAATGAGCAACGAACTAATAACAATAGTTAAGCCATTCATTGCGGGTATCATTGTAGCCGTTGCCTTTGTTATCGTTATGCGAGCCGAGTATCGCAAGGCTGTAAAAACGGTGCTTGGGGCGGTATTGGTTTGGTTAGGTTTGCGAGATTGAATTTAATTACTATCTTTGCCGGCAAACTAAAACAAAAAACCTATGAGCCGAAATCAAAAAAAATTATTCCAAGCTACCGTATTTGCGGTCGTTTCAGTTGT